GCGTAGATTGTAACTGCCGGGAAGGGATATTCCCGGCAGTAGACGACTCGGAAGGCCCCCTCCGTGACAGAGATCGAACCCGTCCCGGTGCCGATGCCGGCAGCATTGGAAACAGCCCGCCGCCGCGACCAGAATCCGTACTGGGTGTACCTCGCCGCGTTCAGCGGCGAATCCGAGCGGACCATGCGCCGCTGCCTTGACCGCATCGCGGCCATGATCGCGCCGCTTCCCTATGACACACCCGCCTCCGGTTACGGGGCCGTAATCCCGTGGGAGAACCTGCGCTACCCGCACGTCGTGCTTCTGCGCACCAAGTTCACCGAACGCTGGGACTCCCCCAGCCACGTCAACAAGCACCTGTCCGCGCTCCGCGGCGTACTCAGGGAATGCTGGCGGCTCAAACTCATGAGCGGCGAGGACTGCCAGCTGGCCCGGGACGTGGCGAACATCAAGGGCAGCCGGGAACTGGCCGGGCGCAACATCGCAGGCGACGAAACCACCGCCCTGCTAGTCGCCTGCCTCGCTGACGTCAACGTGCCGCTCGGCATCCGTGACGCCGCGATCATCGCCGTCCTCCATTCCACCGGAATCCGGCGGGACGAAGCCGCGGGCGCGCTCATCGAGCGCTACGACCACGGCGAACGATCCCTGCGGATCATCGGCAAGGGAAACAAGGAACGCACCGTCTACCTTCATCAGACCGCCGTACTCTACCTGGATCGCTGGCTCGTCACCGCCGCCAGCAACCGGCGCGGGCCCATCTTCCGCCACGTCGACCGCTGGGGGAACGTCAGCACAAAGCCGCTGAGCGCCCGGTCCATCGGATACATCGTCAGCGCGCGGAACGCGCAGGCGGGCCTGCCGTCTCTGGCGACGCATGACTTCCGCCGGACTTTCATCGGTGACTTCATCGACGCCGGCGGCGACCTCGTGCAGGCACAGAAACTCGCCGGGCACGCCTCAGCCACCACCACCTCCGCCTACGACCGCCGACCCGGCCGCGCACTCCGCGCCGCTGTCGACCGGCTGAGCCTCCCATCACCAGATCAGCTAACCCGGACCAAGGGGAACCACCAATGACCGCTCACGAATTCAGCGCCAGGGCAATCCTGGACCAGATGATGTCCGACCCCGCAGGAGCCCAGGTTCTCCAGACTGCGTATGCGGGTCTCCGGGATGGCCGATGGAGCGAGGAATACATGGATGCCATCGGCCAGCACGGTGTCCGGGCGCGGACCGGCTGGCCGATGGAACAGGTCGCCGCATTCGCGCGTGTCCACGGCATGGTCGCGGCGGGTGACGTGGCCATGGTTCCGGTCAGCACCGACGGGCCGCCTCATGCGGACGGGGAGCGCGAGGCGAATGCTGCTGCGCTGTCCAACCTGCCGCACCCCTTTACCGCATCCGTCGGCATGACTCAGCAGTGTGGCGACAGCGACGGCGCGGTTGCCTGGAGCGAGCCGATCGAGGTAACGGTGGCAACGCGGATCATCGAACCGTCAGCGGATGACTTCTCGCGCCCCTATGGCCTGCACTACATGATCCCCCCGGGAAAGGCGACGCTGGAGATCGGGTCATCGCTGCCCAGCCGGACGCTGATGCACCTGGCCATGGAGGGAGGGGCTGTCGCCCGCTGGCCCTACGGCTATTCCTGCTTCCGGCTGTTCGTGAACCTTGACTACGCGGCCGGGATCGACCGCTTGGCGGAGGGCTTCGAGCCGATGGCCGCCCGGTAATGGCACCCGGTACTCGCATGGCCTGGCGAGGTGAAGCAGCGCGGGCCGATGCGGTGGCCGGTCACTGGCAGCCGTCCTGCTGGTTTCGGGATCCTGTTACGGCGGGTATACCCACAGTGGTCACGATCTCAGAGTGGTCGGCCGCTGCAACACCCCACGGCCGGGTCCCCTTCATCCCAACGGCTCTAGCCCAGCCCCGGGGGGCCCGGCCCCCCTCTTTTGCTTGCGGGCCCCCCGGACATGAACCCGCCCCCCAAACCTTTGGGAGGAACCCGGCGAGGATCCAGGCTCAGGGGGCGGGAGTTCAGGCGGGTTCCTAGCTGAACGGCTTCCAGAGCTGGTTGTCGCCACCGTTGGCGGACCACTGGTCGACCCGGGTGCCCTGGTTACCGAAGCCGCGGTCCTCCATCACGAGGCCGGATGCCTGGTTCTTGATCTCGAAGTAGCCGTTGCCCTCGTAGTGGGCCGTGAACGTCTGCCACGGGCCCTCGTTGCAGGGCCGCAGGGCAGCAGTCGAGCCGAGCGCCGTGGACGGGAAGGACACGCAGTACCCGCTGCGGATGCCGTTCGGCGCGTACTCCGCAGTGAACTGGTTCAGGGTCTGGTTGTACTGCGCGGCGTAGAAGTCCTGGGCCGGGTCGGTGTTGCTCTGGGTCCACAGAATTACCTTGTTGCCGTAGGCGGCGCGCTGCTGATAGACGTCCAGCGAGAAGCCGCCGTACTGCAGTGCGACGCTCCCGCAGGTGCCGTTATTCGCGCTCAGCGCGTTGCACCCGTGGGTCGCGGACCGCGCCGTGGGTGCGGCGCTGGCGGTCATGGTGGCGGCCATCCCCATCCCGGTCGCCAGCGTGAGCGTCGCCGCGGCGGCGGTGATCTTTGCCTTAAGAGACATTCCGTTGGTTCTCCTTGTCCAGATCATCCCTGTCAGCCGTACCGGTGGCGTGGCTGGGATTCGGGAGACAGCCCCCCGGCGCAGGCCAGCGTCCGGTGTCGCTGGCCTGCGCCCGTTGGCTGTCTGCGCTGACGGTTTCGTGCTTCCCGCCGCGGCGGGGCAGGGCCGGGCGTGGTTCGCGCGGGGCCCGGTGGCGTCCCTTGCGGCGCGGCAACGGGAGACGTAGCGCGCCTTCCTGGCTCCCCCACTGCATGATCACCGCACGCTTCCGGGGACGGGACGGAGCACAGGCCGGGGTTTGGCGGCTTCCCGGGTGCGGCGCACGAGCGCGTCCCGCAGGGCCCGGGACTTCGCACCGAGGGCGGCTTGAGCACGCCGGCGGCGCTTGCGGCGGTGCCACCACAGCCACGCCAGGACTGCGGCCACGGCGAAGCTCAGGATCGACCACAGCCAGACGCCGTTGAAGATGTCCGCAAACCCGATGAGCACGTTCCCCGCGATGTACAGAGCGTCGGGAGTGAGGTTGTCCCGCCGTCGCCGCGCCGCTACTTGCATGGCTACGGCGGCGAGGATGACGGCTATCCCGGCAACATCAAGGGCTGGGCCCACACCGCTCACGCCGCCCCCTTGTCTTCGTGGCCGTTCCCGTCGTCCGGGTACTCGACGCGGGCCCGCAGAATGTCCCCGTACCGTTTGAGCTCGTCCGGCCGGATCAGGCCCTCACCGGCGGCGTGACTGATGGACCGGATCGCACGGATGGACCTCCGCCGCCGTACCGCCCGGGCAGCAAGCACGATCACAGTGACCGCGGCAAGCACGAACGCAGCCAGCCCGGCGGCGACGATCAGCCAGCCCAGCGTTTCCAAGCTCCCCCCCGGGATGCTCACGCGATCAGTCCCGCCCCTCCCCCACGTCACCGGCTGTGAGGTCTACGCCACGTTCAGCGCCCGGGACCGGTCGGCCGTCACTGTCGCCTCCCGGGGTGATCGTGTTCGCTGCTGTTCCTGAGGCCACACGTAGAAGTCGCTTAGCGTTGCATCCTGGTTTACAGCACGTGACGACAGTTACCGGACTGTTACCGGTCAATCACTGAGCGGAACAGCGGCCAGGAAGTCAGCAGCGGCCCGGAGCGCGTGCGCGGGCACCAGCGTGACCCCGGTACGGGCGGCGGCCCACAAGCGCTGAACATCCCGCTCCCGCTGATCCGCACGGGCCTGATCGGTGAGCCGACGCGTGTCCCCCGACGTGATCCCGCACACCTCGCAGCGCCGGACCATCCCATCCACCACCACGGCGGCGTGTGCCTTGTTCGGGCATTCCCAGAACAAGACGTCATCCAGCCCCATGCCCGGCCCCTCCCCCAGCGGCCACCCCTCGCAGCCGCCCCCTTCATCCTCAGCGCCAGTCACGTACAGAACAAGACCCATTACTGTCCGGGCGGCCAGGACAGGATGGTCCGTGATCGGCGGGCTGCCCAGCCCGCCGGTGGTGGCGCGGAAGAACCGGCGGACCAGGGCCCGCCGGAGCTGGTCGGGGGACAGCGCGGCGAGGACGGGCGCGAGATCCGTGGTGGCGGTCACGGTTCCCATTTTCAGCGGTGACGGTGCCACGTGACCGGGATTCCCGCCCGTTCGGCGAGTTGGGCGCAGTCTGCGGCCTCATGGGAACCGTGCCTGGCGGCAGTGGGGCAGGTCGGTATGGCGCCGACACGGTACGGGCTCACTGGGCCGCACCTGCTGCCGGGGCCGCGCTGGCGGGTGCCACGGGGGCGGTTGCGGCACCCGTAGCCAGCGCGGCGGCTACAACGGCGGCCAGGACGGGAACCCGGCACCGGGACGGGCGTGTCATGGCCGCTCCCCCTCGTTCATGGTGCGGGCGCGGGGGCCGGGCCGAACCGGCAGATTCCCCGAGCCCCCGCGCGTCTCGGGGTGCCCGCCGTGGGATCGCACCCCGCGGCATCGGCGCAGATCGGACACCCGGCCCATGGTAAGCCATCCCGGTCAGGTGTGCCACGTATGCCACGCGGGATACCTAGGTCACCCGTTGTAATCGGATCGGGGATGGTTAGCGTGTGCGGCATGAACCGGCTGAACGTTGATCGGCACGCTGACGAACCGAGTTACCGGCAACTTGCCGGGCAACTACGGGAACGGATTACGTCCGGGCAGATACGGCCCCGTGACCGGCTTCCGTCGATTGCGGAACTGGCGGAAGAGACCGGGCTCGCCCGGGGCACGGTACGGAAAGCGGTCGGTGTGCTCGTGGACGAGGGAATCGCCTACAGCGTTCCGGGTCGCGGCACCTTTGCGGGCCCACGGGGCTTACTTGCTGACGGCTAGCCCACTGCTAGAGCCAGGGAAGCAGGAGAAACCGGCCGGGAGGCTGCCCGCATCGGACTTCACCACGTCCAGGCACTGGCTGATCAGCGCATTCACGCCCGGCGTCCCGAGCTTCTGGTACGCCTGCGCCTGCTGCTGGTTCACCTTCACGTTCTCCTGCGCGATCGCATAGTTCGCGAACGACTGCTGGATGGCGTTCAGCTTCGACTCAACCTGGCTGTCGTAGTGGATGTACGGCATCAGCACCGTCAGCACCTTGATCCGGCCCCCGATGTCCCCGCGCATCTGCGAGAGGATCTGCGGGCCGAACTTCGAGAACTGCGACGTGCTGCTGCTGGTGTTGACCACCGACTGCACGTCCGTGATCGGGTTGTAGTCGCCCAGGTCGGCGTTGACGACCTGCTTCAGTTCGCGGACCACCACGGCGTCCGTCACCGAGGTCATCAGGTTCCCCGAGTTGGCGTAGTCGCTGAATAGCGACCCGGCCGCCTGCGGGAGGATCTGCCACTGGATCGTCACGTCCGCGCACGCCGTCTGCTGGCCGCCGATCCGCACCGTCAGGCAGTTGCCCCCCTCGAACGTGGTGGTCTGCACCGTCTCGTCGATGTCGGTCAGGTGCAGCCACGGCGTCCACGTCTCATGGATGCCCGGCTCAAAGACACCCTTGCCGACCGCGCCGAACGACTGCGGGACGCCGATGTTCTTGACCGGGACCGACTTCAGGCCCGAGATCATGAACAGGCCGAACGCGACGACGATGGCGACTCCACCCACGACGCGGGTAGTGATCTTGTCGCCGCGCTCACTCGCGAAGGCGCTGCCGGCGAAGCACAGCACTCCCACGACCGCGACGATGATCGCCAGAATGAACCAGAACATAATCTTTCCCCGCCCATTTCGTTTTCGATGCGGCGAAGTTCCTCCGCCGTGGTTGCGGCATTGATCCGCTCGATGAACTCGTCGGTGGCCGCGAGGTCTTCTCTCGCCGCCTTAGCCGCGCGCACCGTCCTCGCCGCCACTGAACGTCGGCCACGCACACGGATGGCCACGTAGGCGCATCCGCCGCCGATCACAGTCAGGGCAGCGACGAGCAGGGCGATAACGTCACTCACTACGCCGTCGAGCGCGGCGTGACCCGCGGATGATCTCGAAGATGACGCCGCAGGCGATTCCCGCGGCGAACGCGGCCACAAACAGGGGCCAGTAACCCGCTGCCCCGTTCATGACAGACCGCCTTTCTTCCTCAGCACCCAGTGCATGATGATCGCGCCTTCCACCCACCGGCCACGGGAATGGGTGGCGCAGTAACCCCACGGCTGCCGGCGCTCTCCCCGGAAGAGGACAGCGACGGCGGGCTCGCCGCAGGCTCTTGTGCCACGGCCGAACGCGCGGCGACAGGTGCGGCCGGGACCGGCGACCGCCCAGTCCGGGTCGGGGGCGGCGGTGACCTCGTGACCGTCGGGGACTTCAGGCCAGGACTCGTGCCAGTCGGGGCGGTCAGCCATCTTCGTCCCCCACCTTCGCCCGCACCTCGGGCTTGTGGACTTCCCGGTGCTCGGGGCAGTAGTCCTTGTCGAACCTGCGCCCAAGAGGGCTGCGGACTTTAATCCAGCCAGCCTTGGTCGCTTCCCGGCGCATCACGGAGAGGGTTGGGAATCCGAGCTCGGGCGCGGTCTCGAGCTCGACGCGGCAACCTAGATGGTCGCAGTACAGATGGACCTCTCTGTAGTAACTCACCCGCCGTCGTCCTCTCCGAACTCATCGCCGTGCTCCGTTTCCCTCAGCCGGGGACGCCCGCCCGGTTCCGTGCCGCCCGCTGCAGCCCGCACGGTGGCGAGCGCCGCCATCGCCTCAGCCCAGAGTTCCGGGGAGACCAGCACGGCGGCCGGGCGGTGATCGCGCCGGGTGATCACGAACTCCCGGTCGGGGTGAAACACCAGATCCTCGTCGAGGATGCGCTTCATCTGGTCCCGGAACTCGGTGCTGGTTAACGTTTTGGGGTCCACGCGCTGCTGATCTCCTCGTGTCGTTGTGCCTGCGGCTCACGCCGCTGCCGCCTCGCCCGCCAGTTGCTCATCGATCCACGCGACGAACGCCTCCCAGCGCTCCTCGGGCGTCTTCTTGGCGAACGTCTCGTCGTTGCGGTAGGCCAGTTCCCAGGCGAGCGTGTAAACGAGCCCCGCTTCCTGCTTGGCGAGCTTCGCAGTCTCATGCAGGCCGTCGCTGCCCTCGTCAGGCAGATCCGGGAGCGTGGCAAACGCTTCGGCAGGATCGGCACCCGCCTTGACCTTGCGGTGCCAGAGCAGCGCGCCGACAGCGCAAACGCCCTCGCCGCTGCGCTGCACCTGCCGGTCGAACTCTTCGACCTCATCCATCCATGGTCCTTTGCCGCGCCACTGGGGATCTTGCCGTTCCCATGACCTGACGGCCTCCGCCACATGCCCGGCGTGGCGCTGCTCAGCGCCGACCGTGCACACCGCGCCCTCAATCAGCCGGTGCTCCGGCAGCGCCATCAGTGCCTCCCGCAGTTCCCGGAGGGCCTTCTGGCCACGCTTGCCCTTGAGGACCGCACGGGAGTTGTGCTGCCAGCGCCCCATGTCAAGGGCCCAGTTCTCGTCGTCGAAGTCACCTTCGATGTACCTGCTCACAGCTGATCTCCTTGTGTCGTTGCTGCCGGGCTTGATGCGGTCATCATCATGCGGCCTTGACGAGCCGGCCATGCCAGTCCCTCGGGCAGTCAGTCAGGTCCCGCCACGTACCGGGGCAGACGTCCTCCGCGAGTTCCCGCAGCCACGCCCGGTTCCGGGCCACCTCCAGTTCGGTCAGCGGCTCCAGCCACCGCCGCTCAGGAACATCCGGGACGTCTTCCCGCCCGATACCCGGGTACCGGGCCCGCAGCCAGCCAGCACACGCCGGGCACGGGTCCTCACCGAGCAGTTCATGGACCCGGTTCGCGAGGTAGGTGCCGCAGCCGCGCCGCGCCCCGTCCGCGTCCGCCTCGAGCGGGTCACGCCCCGGTGCCGGGGACGGGACGGGTGCGGGCACTGCCCGGGCCGGGTCTTCCCGGGGCGGCCAGACCAGATCGGACTGCCTCCAGTACGACTCGTAGCGTTCCGCTTGCCGCCGGGCGACCCCCATGTGCTCCGCGGCGGCGGTGAGAGTCAGGCCGAAGCAGCGCAGGTACACGTAGTCCTCGAGCCGGTCCGTGCGCCAGCGGGACGCGGAGACCTTGGCGGCGGCAGTCGCTGCGGCAGGGTTCCGGTTCACGCGGGAGTCCTGGGGGCAGTCATGGCCGGTCCATGTCGAACTCGAGCGCACCCTGCTCGGGCTGGGCAGATTCCAGCGCGGCCAGGTTCTTGACCGCCTGCCGGTAGTACGAGGGCTTCAGCTCGGCGCCGATTCCCTTCCGTCCGAGCTCCACCGCGCCGTACACCTCAGATCCGACGCCGAGGAACGGGGTGAGGACCGTCTCGCCCGGGTTGGTGCGCATGTCCACGAACCGGCGGATTACGTCCAGCTGGAGGGGGTGGACGTGCTTCTCGTCCTCCTCGTCGCGGGATTCCCGGAACGGCAGGACCGCCATGACGGACCGGTCGTCGTACTGGCCGAGGTTGCCGCGGATGTCATCCCACACGCACGAGGCGTACTGCCGCCACACCCACTGCGAATACAGGTTCCCCGTCTGGGCGCCATCCCAGTTCCGGAACCGGAGCACCTCCGCCGGCGGGCTGGATGCCCCGTGGTAGGAGCCGAACCCGTGCGGGTGCGCCACCGGGACCGGGTTGTCACCGTGGCGGCGGAACATCAGCAGGTAGTCACCGGCGGCGATCCCGGCGAGGGTGGAGTCTTCCACGGTCGTCTGGTGGGTGAGATCCTTGGCCATCGTCCGGTTCCGGACCGCCAGCGGCTCCTTCCAGATGACGTGGCGGCCCAGGTACTCGAACCCGAGCCGCAGATGCAGCCGGATCAGGTCCCCGGGGAAGTCGGCGACCGCGTCACCGCCGGAGTTGTCGGCCGGGACGTCCATGCAGTGGACCCCGGAGATCCGGCCCGGCATCGTCAGCCGGGCGACCTCCGCGACTACGTACTCGTAGTGGGTGAGGAACTCCTCATAGGAGCGGCTGTTGGACAGGTCCCGGTCCGAGGACGAATAGTGGTACAGGCCCGGGTTGGCGCCGCCCGGACGGGCGAACGGCAGCGAGTACACCGACCCGTGCACCGACTTGTCCGGGAGGTCGTTCATGACTTCCACGCAGTCCCCGTTGAACAGGGCGTACCGGTCCGTGATCTGCTGGTCTAGGACAGCCATGAGGGCACCTCCGCTTTCGTGCTGTAGGTTTCGGACCGCTGGATCGCCTGCGCGTCACGCATGTGGGCGGTCAGGGAACTGAACATGGCGTCAGCCTGGCGGGCTTTGCGTTCCAGGTTGGCGAGCATCCGCTGCCCGCCTGTGGTCGTGACCACATCCACGGTCACCGGGTGCTGCTGGCCGAACCGCCAGCAACGGCGCACCGCCTGATAGTGGGATTCGTAACTGTGATCAGCGAAGTAGGTCATGCGGTGGCAGTGCTGCCAGTTCAGGCCCCAGGCGCCGATCTTCGGCTTGATGACGAGGACCCGGATCTCACCGTGGGTGAACGCGGCCAGCTTCTCTTCCTTCGCCTCCAGGGCGTCGGAGCCGCTGACCTGAACCGCGCCGGGAATCAGCCGGGTGAGCAGGTCCCCTTCGTCGTTGAGCTGGCACCAGGCGATCCCCGGGTCCGCGTCCGTGAGCAGTTCCGCGGCCTTCTCGCACCGTTCGGTGATGGTGCGGCGCATCTCCTCACGTTCCTCATGGAGGCCGCTGGCGGGCACGTCGAACAGGGTGCCTTCCTTCGCGGACCGCGCCTCGATGACATGCCGCCGGGTCTGGAGCGGGGGCAGCGTGAACCCGTCGTCGCTGAACCCCAGGTCGGATGGTTTCCGCGCGGCCCGGGCCCACGAGCACACCCACCGCCAGAACGGGTCCTCGGCGTGGCCCTTGAACCGCCACTGCTCACCCGCGCTCGAGCGCCACCGGCCGCCCATCGCCTTGGACGTTTTGTCCTTGTTGGTGAAGAACCGGGCCAGCATGTCCATGTGACCCAGGTAGCCGAGGGCCTCACTGGAGGTGCCCAGTTCGATGTAGTCGTTCGGGGCGGCCGTCGCGGTCCCCAGCAGCCGGTACGGGATGGTCCGCGCGAACTCGGTCACCAGGGCGCGGCGCACACCGTCGAACGCCTTGATGCAACTCGACTCGTCGCACACCACCCCGCCAAACCGGGCCGGGTCGAACTTTTCCAGCTGCTCATAGTTGGTGATGGTCACCGCGGCGGGGATGGTGCCGTCACGCGAGATCGCGGCGTCGATGCCGAACTTCCCGGCTTCGGCCGCCATCTGGAATGTCACGCCGAGCGGTGTGAGCAGCAGCGTGGGCTTGCCGGTGTGCTTGTAGACGTTCTGCGCCCACACGAGTTCCTGGCAGCTTTTCCCCAGCCCGCAGTCCTCGAACAGCGCGCCGCGGCCCTGGCGGATGGCCCAGTCCGTCATCGTCTGCTGGAAGGGGAACAGGAAGTCCGGCAGCCACAGCGTCTCGAATCCGGCCATGCTGTCGAGCTGGGCTTTGCGGGCCAGGAACGCGCCGTACCCACCCGCTGCTGGCCCAGCCCCGCCCGGGCTGGTATCGTCACGCATAAGGGTCCCTTTCGTTGTCATTGGTTTTCTTCGCGGATTTCCATGGTATCGGGGGGGCCTTTTCCATGCCTGGCGACGCGCGGCACCCTGCGAGGATGGCCGCCACGTCCGCCGGCTGCCAGCCCGGGCCCTTGACGAGTTTCCGGTCCCCCGGCACCGTGTCCCGGCGGACTTCCTTGGCCATGTTCGCCTCATGGACGGCGCGGAACACCGCCGGCATCGCCTCGCCCAGCCCGTAGGTCAGGGCGGTCCCCCACAGCACGTACAGGCAGTCCGCGAGTTCGGCCGCTATCCCCGGCAGGTCACCTTTGAGCATCGCCTCCCGCAGTTCCCCCGCCTCCCCGTGCGGGCCGTCGAGCAGGTCCATCCGCAGGTCCCGGACGGCGGGATGCACGTCGGTGGTCGGGGTGTCCGGGATGACGGCACCGTACATGGTCATGAACTCGGCGAGCATCTGGTCAGGCTGCATGGCTTCGTGTCTCCGTTCGGTCAAGTGGCCAGGACGCGGCCCGGGAATCCCACCCGGTCATCCACTGGCAGCCACACACCGGGCACCTGTACGCGGCGGTCAGGGCATCCCCGGCACGGTGGACCGTGTGCGGGAAGACAGCCGGGAGGTCACCGGGGAAACCGCAGACGCATGCCTGGCGGAGATCCGGGACAGGGAAGGGGATGATCACGCGGCACCGCCGAGCGCCGAAGCGGGCGACCATGCGTCCACGTCGTAGCCTGCAATGTACGACGACCACGGCCACGTGCCACCGGCCTCAAGGCGATCCGGCCATTCGCGCTCATCGCGGTCACCGCGCCACGGCACCATGTCCACGACGCGGTGCTTCTTTGCCTCTCCGACGTCGGATGACCGGATGCCGTAACCAAACTCAGGCCAGCCGAGGAACGCCGAGCTGCCGCGGGGACGCAGGTCGCGCCGGCCGCCCATCCCGAGCGCGTGCCCGGCGTGCGCCTCAAGCAGGACGCAAGCCCCGCGCTCGCGGATCATGTTCAGGGTCGCAATGACCGGGGCGGCGTCGCTGTCATCGTTCAGTGCCCGCGGTGCCAGCCGGTAGAGGGGGCCGAGCAGCACCACGTCCGGGCTGATCGCGGCGACGCGGCGCAGCAGCCACGAAACGTCCTTGTCGCGGGCGAGGTCCAGGCCCTCGGGGTGGATCTCCAGCCACATGTTCGTGTCCTTGACCGGGTAGCCCTCGGCGGCAGCCTGGAGGATGAGCGGGCGCAGTTTGCGGCGAGTGTGCGCGGGGCCGTTCTCGCAGTCGATGATCAGCACGCGGCGGGGCTGTATCGGTGCCTGCGTGAACGGGTGCAGTCCCGCAGCGATGGTGACGGCGAGTTGGCGGAACAGCGTCGACTTCCCGGCCCCCTCGGTTCCCGTGAGCACCAGCCGGTCGCCGCGCTCGAGCAGACCCGGCACCACCCAGTCGTACTCGTCGTCTTCCTCAGGCACCGCCATGAACTCCGCGATGGTGGGGGTGGTGATGTCGTCGGCCTGGCCTGAGTCCCGGACGGCCTCGACTTCACGGACGGCCCGCTCGGTGAGCCCGTGCGCGTCCTCGGCAGCCGACGTGGCGAGGTCAGTGATGCGCCGCCCGGCCTCGAGCAGGCGACGCCGCACGGCCCGGTCGCGAACGGTTCGGGCGTAGTAGGCGAAGTTCGCAGCGAGGGGGACGGCTTCGATGAGCGTGTGCAGGTACGGGGCGCCGCCGGCCTGGCCGATCTCACCGGACTCCTGGAGCCGGGCCAGGATCGTCACTGCGTCGGCCGGCTCACCCCCGCGCACGCAGCCCCGGATGGCGGCGAAGGCGATCTGGTGGGCGGGCCGGGCAAAGTCCGCATCCGTGAGCGACGACAGGCACTCATGCGCGGCGGCGGCCGAGAGCATCATCGACCCGAGCACGGCCTGTTCGGCGGCGATGTCGTAGGGCCCAAGATCAGCTATATCGCTCATGCGCGGTTGAACTTCCATTCGTCGCGGTGATCTGCTGGGGATGGTTGCTGGCCGCGGCCGGGTGATGCACGGCCGCGGGGCGCCTGCTGTTCGGCGGTGAGGAGCCAGTTCTGCCAGGCTTTGTTCCAGTCGAGCTTGGTGGCGCCCCGGCCTGCTGCTGACTGCCAGTGGTTGACGAACTTCTCGGTTTCGAGCTTGCCGTCGATGTGCGGGCAGCGTTTTTGGGCCCAGGCGACCATCTCGGGTGTGATCGAGTCGGCGAAGTTGTCGGGTATCCGCGTTCCGCGCTTCTGTTTCGGCGGCGCTTGCGCCGCATCTCCCCCAGGCCCCCCCTCAACAGAAGATTGATCACCTACGAGAACCAGAGGTTCGGGAACGGGTGCGGGTTCGGGTGTTATCCCGTTAGGGATAACCCGGTGCGCCGGCGCGCGCGAGCCATCGCTTGCCATCGGTTTGCTAGCAGCATCATGGCTACTGGATGGCAAGTTGCTATCGGACTCTGGCAAGTTGCCATCCTCTTTTGGCTCTTTGCTATTGGCTTGCTTACTGCCCCAGCGCTTCTGCGCACCGCGCTTGCCGGCCTCGGAGCGCGCTTCCCGCGTCTCAGCGGTCGGCAGGTAGCGATCGAAGTCATGGATCAGCCACCCGTCCCCCTCGGTGCGTTCGTCCCAGAGCCTCTCGGCGACGAGCAGTTTGGCGAGGTCGCGCGCCCCGTGTCCGAGGTAGCGCCGCGGCAAGCTGGACGGGATGAGACCGGGCACCTTCCCGGCCTTGCGCGTGTTCCGGTGAGCCCAGGTGAGGCAGAGCGTCCACAAGCCGACCGCCGCGCCGCCGTCGTCATGCTCAAGCAGGGCGAGGATCTTCGGGTGGTCATCGAACCCGTCGTCGATGCGGGCCCAGCCCATCAGGCCCCCCGCCTTGATGCGATCTCGTCGATGCTGTCCCCGTTCAGTGCGGCAACCGCCTCGTCAGCCGACACCTGATCCCGTTCGCACCAGTAGCGCCCTTGCAGGATCGATCGCGCTAGCCGTATGCGCTCAGATAGCCGCTGCGAATCGTCGCTGACGGCTGTCAGGTGGCGCCGGGAGACGGGCATGTGCCGCCGGCCTTTCCGCTCGGTGGTGCCGATGGTCTAGGGGTGCTTGCGAGCTAGACTATGCCACATACTAGTTGGCCCCGCAACTAGTCGCGCCGCACACAATGATGTAGCATCATGACTACTGGCCACGGCCTGTGTCACAATTGAGAGGTGCCTGCCCCGATGACCGATGTTCTCGCCGCCCGGATCGCGTACAAGGACGCGCGCCAGCGGGTGAAAGAGACGCGGCTCGCGCTCGGCCGGGCCATCCTTGAGGCGCGTGACCGGAACATCTCGCAAGCGGATATCGCCAGGGAACTCGGGCTCACTCGCGAGCAAGTCCGGCGCTACCAAGTCGAGTACGAGGAATCGCTGGCCACCTGCGTGTCCTGACCGCGCGTTCACGCAGCCCTCACAAGGCCGCTGATGCCCGCCAGTTCCCGCGCGACCCGCCCCGAGAACCAGTCCTCCGGCCGCCAGATGGCGAAGTCCTGCCCGATCGCTGTGAGCGCCTGCCCGGTCTTCACTTGCGCCGGGGTGGGGTCGTAGGTCTGGTTCTTGCATTCGCGCCAGAGGATGCCGCGTGGGCCGATGAGGATGTCATCGGGCAGCCCGGCCGTGGTGCCCTTGCTGATGCGGACGTGGAAACGCAAGACGCCGAGTTTCGTGCAGGCGTCCCGGATCTGCTCCTCAAGCTCGGCCTCGCTCATCGCTGCGGCGAGTGCCTGGCGTCCGCCTGTTCCTGGCTGGCCCGCTCCGCCCCGTTCCCCGCGTCCACCACGGGCGGGGCTGTCCGCCGGCTGGGCGGCTTCCTGCTGCGCCTCGCGGGCCTGGCGGCCGGTTCCCGCTCCCCGTGCAGCTCCTGCTCGAGGTCCCGCCATCTGTTCCCGCTCCCCGGCATCGGCGTCCTCCCCAATGGTGGTGCCACCAGGACGCACGCGCCTTCCCCGGGTTGTGCGCCCTGGTGGGCTTGATTCCGCACCCACTAGCCCGGGGACATTGGGCGTGGATGCGGAAGACTGGTGGCCGGTCATGGTGTGACTCCGGCCGGTTCGTTGCCGTGCCACACATACCGGCGCGTGAAGCCGCCACGTTCATCAGCCTTCGCCGCGCGCAGTTTCTCCAGTTGCGCAGCGTCAAGGCCGGACAGCGCGGCCAGCGCGTAGATGACCTCGAGCACGTCGGCGAGTTCTTCCACCTCACCCGACGCGGCGAACTCCGCGGCTTCCTCGGTGAGCTTGTCCCGCAGCAGCGACGGAAGCCCGGCGGGATCGGCGACGGTGATCACCGGTTCCTGACCGGTGGCCCGGATGATCGCGGGAAT